AATTATAACCAAAAGTTATGAAAAAGAATCAAGTGTTACTTTGTATATAAGTGCCTTTTGAAATTTAACTTTAACACGTATATCACCAACATTAGTATCATCTCTACGAGGAGTTCTACGTATCTTAGGATTTGTGATAACTGGCATCTTTCTCTTCGTAGTGTCAGACGGAATACTATCGTTCTTCGTCTTCACATTCACTTTTATCTTCACCATCTTCTACTTTTATTAAGTGACCTTTTTTATTTCCATAGGCAAAGTGACGGGCTTCGACCTTATTATTAGCTATCATATAATAGACAGCCGAAGTAGTCTTGCCAATTCTCCTTGCGTATTCTTTTACACTTATCCACCTCTCCATAATGGTTCTTACTTTTGTCCCGTACTACCATATCCGTTAGCACCTCTGTCGGCATCAGAAAGCTCTTCCACTTCTTCCCATTCGATTGGCAAGGTAATACCTATCTTAGCTTGGATTATTCTATCTCCTACCTCGTACTTTGGCATATCTGTTAACAAATGATAGAACACGGCTGATAAGCCCCCCCTAAATAGTTCATCCACAGTACCTTCGCAGTTACTAAGAACCATTCCCGTTTCCCAAACGCTGCTTCTTGGTCTAAGGTCAAGTGACAAATGAAAAGGACACTTGGATAAATCTATATCTGTGTTCAATCCCATGTCTATAGTAGAACCTTTCAATATAGTTTCCCAATCTCTTTCCATTTCTATCGCAATGCCTAATCCATACTTATAAACGTTAGGTGCAATTTCCTCGCATGAAGTAGCGTATAAGTCCCAGCAAAAGTCAGATGGGTATTTCTTGAATGGTGAAGGAACTGATTTATCCAGCTTCTTAAATTTTATCTTCATTGTAAAATTGGTTTTGATTACAGTGACAAAAGTAGCTGAAATTTTGGAAAGTTCCAAAAAATAGGACTCAGAATTGTGTTAAAAGAAAGAGAGAAAGTACAATTGTTACTCCCTCCCTTTCAGCTTAAAATAAACGAGATTATAAACTACAAGTTCACAATATCCACATAGTTAGATTCAACAACTTGTCCAATTCTCCAATCAGCCATTGAAGCGGACATAGCTTCTTTGACAGTGTTTGTTGCCTCTTCTGTTGTATCAGCTTCAACAATCAACATGCAAGGTGTCTTCTTCTCGTCGCCCTCGTCGTTTAGAGTAATGTAGTTGAGCTTCACTTTAAAGAGCTTTTTGTCCTCCTTGTCCTTATCTCCCAAAAATTCTTGGAAGTTTGTTCGTCCAACCGCAAGAACTGAGAACTCTTCTGCTTGGTAGATAGACAGTTCTTCATTCATCAGCTTTTCGCATTCTGTGCAACTCATAGCGTTTACAAGATACTTTTCTGTTACTCTCTTTTGCTTGCCTCTTTCGTTGATTTTCACGTAAGAAACTTTTGCTTCCATTAATTGTACTAACATGATTAATTCTTTTAATTGATTAAAAAATAAAGTTATTTATTCCTACCCATCCTATTACTCTGAATGGGCAGATATTGCTTATAATTTTGCTACTATATTCTGGCGAATACATGAACCAATTACCTAATAGATATTCCCCATGAAAAATCATCTTATTTTCGCATAGGAATAGAACTTCTTCGCCTTCTTTCGGTAAATACTGCTCTATTTTCGTAAATTCGATTTTATTTTCCACAACTAACTTGGATAAAAGGTATAACAATTCTGAAAGTTCAGTTTTACCAAATCTATGCTTCTCTCCTTGTGCCAATTAGGAACATAATTGCAGATGGCGAACTCTTTTTCTTTCTTTTCATATATATCTTCTAAGAATTGCTTAGTAGTCATTCTGTAGAAATCACAGTTAGGTGCTTTAAATACTTCTTTGCCATCTATTTCTTCTGGATTGACAGCAATAAATTTTGCATGGTCTTGAAATAAATAGCATTGTGGATTATAGGCACAACCAAAATCATAGACAGTATATTCTTTAGGTATGATTTTTGATAGATAGTAATATGTTTCCATAAAGCCTATAAAATCTGTTCCTATAGCACAATACTCCTGCTTGAAAACCCTATCTTTTTCTTCCTTTGGAATAAGAGATAGTACATAGTTTGTGATTTCTTGTTCGTTCATATCAAAAAGGTAATTCCTGCAATTCGCTACCAAACGGTAATTGATTGCTCATATTGTCATATATGTCTTGTAAGTCAGAAACATCAGATTCGGGTGTCGGTTCAAATGTCAACTGTGCTGGCTGCTCCTGCCAGCCATAGACAATGTTTTCCGATATTTCGTTCTTAAGTCTACGGGATTCGACCTCATAGTACATGCCTACTAATAAGTCTATCACTCCCATGCTTCGGTTCTTGCAGACCTCAATTACAGAGTTATACTTTAGATATGGCAGAACTTTGTCCTTGCCGAAGAACTCCCCTGCCCTCTGTTCAAAGTCTTTTCCTATTCGATGTATGATGAATACAGAATCAGCTAAGTTAGTTAAATCTGCTGTGCCAGATATGCTTTCTTTTCGTAGGAATATACCTTCTTTTCTTGGATGGCATACTAACAGCACATGCACATTCTTAGCTTTAGCATATTCTTTTAAGTCATTGATGAACTTAGTTTGCTGGGTATATTTATCACCTTCATAGTTGTCAATCTGCAATGCCATCAAGTTATCAAGAACAATAAGCTGTACACCTTCTTTGTCTACAAGCTCTTTTACATCAGCAAACAGTTGTTGCCATTTACTTCCATAATTGTTGTTGTAAAGGAATAGTTTGCCTTCTAACCAATTACTTATCTGATTGGAAATATTTTTAGGAGCATAGTAATAATTTTCAAAGCCTTCTCTCTTGCATACATAATTTTTACCAGCGGCAATTTGATTTATCCAACTTTGAAATCTAAAGTCTTGTAACTCTCCCGACCATATTCCTACTTTATATCCTCTTTGTATAGCATTCAGAGCAACACAATCTATCCAGCTACTTTTTCCCGCACCAGAGCCGCCAGACAATACAGTCACATCTCCAAGCAATAAACCAATGATTTTTTTGTCAAGTTCCTTATATCCAGTTGGGATTGAAGCCATCTTACTCATATCCACATATTGAACATCAGTCATAGCCAGCCACTTCTTTCCCTTAGCGGAATCCTCCTTCTTTGGTACAAAAGGTTCTTTCTTTTGTTGAGAATAGTATTGCATCTTATGTTCATGCCTTTGGTATTCCTTGTGGTCGTAAGCATCCGGTTCAAACTTCAACCGAAAGTCTTTCCATGTATATTGAGAACAACTTGAATGCAGACATTTAAAGCCAAGTCCTCCATTCGACATCTCAAAGATTGCTGAATCCGGAGCACGGTGTGAACTATTGAATGGGCATTCGTCAAGTATGTACTTTGTGAATGATGATGTCCTTACAATGTTTCTCACCGCAATGTGGTGTTTATTTAGAAATGCTTCTAAGTCAAACTTCTCATTGCTGTAGTAATTGCTTTTGCTCGGTTGTTCCGGTTTCGGGAGCATGGCAGCAACTTTGGCAAAGTATTCGTTTGGAGTTATTTTAATTTCATCTGGTATTCTTAGTATCTTACTTTCCCTTTGAGGACGCTTCTTGGTATTACTTCCCTTTCGACTAAATGTACCATAAAGTTTGCATACCCGGCTTGCATTATGTGTAGTACAATCTATTTCTACATTCGGATTAGAGAATAGCATATCAAGAACTTGCAGGAACTCTTTACAGATTGTAGTATTCTCATTGCTATTCTTCATGGCTATTTTGTACAGTAGATGGAAACCATTGCCGCTATCGCATACTACTGGTTTTTCAAAACCTTCATCCCGTAGGAACTTGAATACATTGTTGACTACTTCTTTCGCCATCTCCTTCTCTTCATCAGTTGAGTTTGTGTCTGATGGCTTCTTAGTATCTATGTCTATCAATATCCAATCTCTTCCAACAATGTCATTGTCAGAAGTAGTTGACTTTGGTTTGGTAACAATCCTATCATGCTGCTCTCTGTCATAACATGCTGGATTGATGGCATTCAATGTGAAGTAGATGTTACAGTTGTCATACTTCCTAATTTCGTTGAGCAGGGTGTTTACATCAGTAAAGTAGCCGGAATAAGTTCGTTTATAAGCATTGTCTACTATACGAACTTCGACCAATTCTTCACCCGATTTAAAGGTGTCATACCATTGTCTAATAGTTATTTCATTCATGGTAGTTCCTCCCTTAGTTTATCCAATAGTTCTTGTGCGCAGGCTTTTGCATAATCAATACTATCAGTACAAATATCGCTTGCTACGAATGTTTTTATCGTAATCCATCCGCACCACCAAGTATTCATTTGTACATCAAAGATGTTCTTATAAATGCCATAGTTTTCAATTCTATATTTTCTCATGCTGTTATTGTTTAAAGTGTTCAATCAGTTCGTCCACGGAGGCTTTATGCCACTTATCAAATAGTATTTCCGGTTTGTCTTGGTAGTGCATTCCTACTTTCAGATATTGGCATAAGAACCAATCTTCCCCATCCGTGAACCATTGGCTATCGTCTGTATCATATCTCAATGCAGCAATGGCAAGAAACAAGAACTCATTAGCTCCACAATCGACCCTTCCTTTCTTGGTGACAGTATCTACATTATATATCACCCCATATAAATTCCCATAGAATGTAATGATTGCTCTTCCTTCTTCAATACTTTTATGACTTCCCTTGCCATCATAATTATGTGCATCTAAAGTTGTATCACCAGAATTAAGTAGTTTATATCTCAACTCTTCCAGCTTCTTTCTAAGCTCTGGCGTATTCTTTCGTATAAAGCACGGTGTTGTAAATCCCATAGTTATTCTCCTTTCAGTTTCTTTATTAGTGCGTCAGCAAGTTCTACAGACCATGATACTACATCTGGATATAGTATGCCGCACTCAGTTATACCCTTTTTATGCTGTAGTTTAACAAACTCTGTAGAATAATCTTTCGCCAGTTCGTAGCGTCGCTTTTCCCAATCAATGGCTGAATTTCCAAGATTTAAAAAATCAAGTTCACACTCTCTGAAAACCTTATTATCACATACATATAGGTTATCTCCGTTATATAGCGCATTGATATTTATTCTCGGAATTACATCTATTAAAACTCCGGTTTCTTTTATTCTTGCTTTCATACCTTATTGTATTTTTCGTCACATTCTTCACAATGTAGTTTATAGGCGTATGCCAATGCTTTTAGGGTAATGGGTTCAATGGTGAAATCGTACTGATTATCTCCATATACGATAGATACAGCTAAATCCCTATCTACAAAATTAATGTATGCTATTGCATCATTATCTCCTCTTATTTGAATCGTTTGGGTTTCCATATCAATATTTCTTTTTAAGTTTTAGAGATAACATTACTCTATCCCATAAAACTAAATAGCTATCCCAATAATCCCCAAAGTTGAAATAGTACCAACTCATTTGTATATACCATATCGGCAGATAGGCTATGAATATGGCGAACCATAAAGGGATAAGCAGCCATCGGAGTATCAGTCTTAATTTTATCATAGTGTTAAAATAATATCTATTCTTATACACTCTTTGGGTTGAGATAAAGGTTCTGATTCTGTGTTTTCCCGATATACATACACTATATTGGTTTTCAATCCGGTTTCTAATTCGAGATTTTCCAGAATCCGGGCTATCTCCATTTCTGCTTTCGCTTTCTTTATTTTTGCTTCTTCTATATTCATATCAATCACCATTTAAAACATCCAACAACTCTTTCGCTCTCTTATAGGTATCAAAGCCCTTTACATTCACCCATTCGGATGAAATACGTTTGTCTTTTCTGACTTTATTAAACCCGACTTGAACAATATTTCCAATATTTAACTCCCTACGCTTCATAATACTCTTCATTTGATGTTATACTATTTGTATTTTTCGATTTTCTCGTCCAACTCCTGCAATCTCTTAGCTATATAGGAAGAATCGGTATTTTCGCTCCTATAAGGGCTTTTATCCGATAAGAAAAAGTCTTTCTGTTTGTCAGATAATGAATAGAATCCGTCCCAGCTATGACAAATGGCTTCGTTGACAATGGCATTTGCAAGAATTGGATTGCTTTCGGAATACTTTTCCAACTTGGAATACATCATCTTTGCACCTCGTTCCGTCTTGTACTGCTTCTTGATTTCGTCCTTGTAGTCAAGCCAAATGTTCCAAGCATCTTTTAGTTCCTCACTAACATAGGACAAGTCGGCACGGACATCCAATTTAACCTTATTACTCTTTTTAGAACATTTTTTAACGCCATCATTACATTCTAATAAGGAGTTGACATTGACATGCTCTGCATTGTCTTCCGCTTTCTCAGATAATATGATAATATTATCTTCTTTAATTGTATTATTACTTGTATTAGGTATGTTGTCGTAAAGTGCAAGGCAGGGTTGCTCTAAAGTGCAAGGCTGAATTGCTTTTAACTGCAAGGCTGATTTGACATACCTTCTTCTTCCATCAAATGCTGTTTTAATGACATATCCCTTTTTAATCAATGATGAAAGGATTTTATTAGCTGTTGTTTCACTTACATTCAATAGATTGGCAATATATTCATTGCTAATGAAACAGTCTTTATCCTTAGTAGTAAAGCTATCTATTTCAAGCAACAATATACGTTCATTCCAAGAAAGATTTTTATCTTCCCAAATTTCAATTGGAATCCAAATTCCTTTAGTTTGTCTTTCCATACCTTTATTGTTTTAAGAGTTATGCCTTCTAAAAAGGAAAGGTGGCGAAGTCCGAAGGCATGTAAAAAGACTTGTCAACTGGTAGCTACTCCAGCCTATCGCCACCACAAATATAAGAATGTTTTTCAATAAATACAAAAAGCACCGAGAAAACTCCCAGTGCTTTTAGATTTGCTATACACTGGCAGACTGCACGATTGCAGGTGATAGTTACCAATGTAAGCTATATGTTGAAATTCTATTGAATCCTAATATCGTTTATCACCAGGACTATCACCTCCCGATTGCAATGCAAAGAACGCTGTTATTTTTGAAACTTCCAAAAAACAAGCCAAACTATTAACAATTATTAATCATCTATCTCAAATAGGTTCTTCTTTATCTGCCAATACTCTTTGACTTCTGGCACGCTGATAACTCCTTTACTGTTGTTTATATCGTACACTTGAAAGTACAGTATTGTCTTCTTGCTTTTGTTAGAATATGCTTGTACAAAAAGTCCAGTAAACAAGTCAAACTCGCCTTGCATGAATTGTTCCGCTTTGAATGTGCCTTGTATCTTATGTCCGTCTTGGGTTATAATACAAGTCATATCCCGGTTGAACTTCATTGTCACCAAGTTTGGCGGTGTGCTTACATTATCGTTACGGTCTTGTATATACTGTACAGTCCATGTACCATACATAGTTAAGCTGGCTCTTCCAATCTGTTTGCGCCTGCATACTTGCCATCAGTGAAAGCAAGCCAATCAATGTCATTACTAACTTCTTCATTGTTTTATCAGTTTTTCGATTATTGTTCTTAGTTCCTTCTCCCAATCCTTGTTCCCGTGCATAGGATAACTTAGCTGATGCCAATTATGGTAGTCAAATAGCTTCATCCGGCATGGGTAGTAATCAAACAGCTTCTTCTCATTGTGGAATACTCTGATATGCTTTCCCTCATACTCTCCGATATTACTCGATTTAAGTTTATAGGCTGCCAAAATTTCGTTGAACTTCTCCATTGGAGTAAATATACTCTTCGCCATAATTCAGTCCTCCTTTTCGGGAGTATAACCTCCCATGAGTCTATAGTTAGGTATCAGCTTGTCGATGCTCTTAATCTCAAATCGTGTATAAGTCACACAATTCGGATATATCTTACAAAGTCCGTTGATTATATACTTGTCATTGAAGTACATTTCAAGCTTCATGTGTACCTCGGATGCGGAATATTGCCTTTTGTCAATAAAGAATATCCCGTCTATTTCACTTGAAAATCCTCTGTTTGTAACTCTGAACAAGTCGCGAAGTTCTTGTATCACGTCTTGTATGCTAATCGGTTGTTTTTCCATTTTCAAATCAAATATTTATTATTGCTACTGTTAATGCTATGAAGATTATTGCTATTATTGCAGCACTTGTCAAGCATCCTTTTTCGTATTCATCCTCATTTTGAGGAGTATTTTCATTATACCAATCCAATATATGTTTCATACCTCAACTTTTACATAGCTATTCTCCTTTCAGCTTTTTAACCAATACATCAGCCATACTTACGCTCATGTCAGCTATGGCTATTATTGATTTGTTCTCATATTGTGGATTATTTAAAAGTGTTTGCATTGTTGCTATTGCAGCATTTATCCTAACCTCTTCCCAATCCCGTTCTTTTGCTTCTTCCTTCACTTCATCAAGAAGAATAAGTTCACCACCTAAGAAGGACTGACTGCCATCCTCTGTTACGTAAATGTTGGTATATTCCTCAGCCTTTATTACGTCAATTGTTTCTTTGGTTGCTATTAATATTGCTTTCATCTCTTTATAGTTTTAGTTTACAATTCACTGCCTGCTATTACTGTTTCATTTGACAAGTCAGCCCGTTCTATTACTGATACGATTTTAGAATCTCTATAGGAACGAAAATGACTTTTTACTACACGATACCTTAATTTGACCCTATCCCCAACTTTTGGTGCAGTTGTCATATTGAAAGCACCGCTTATCATTTCAAAACCATGCCATTTATTCAGATACGAAAAATTTTCATTTGCCGCCAGTTCTTCGGAATCTATTTTAAATTTCCAATTGGCAAACCTATTATATCGCTTCAGAATATCAACTATAGTACCTTCCCAATAATAATACTTGGGCTTTTCTCTAATAGCTTTCATACGCGCGATATTTGACCTTCTTTTTAGTTCTGCTTTAAGTTGCTCATTTGAGTAGTCGGAAAGCTCTAATTCGTCTTGTATGGAATGAATTACAACGTCTACTACAGCATCCTGCCTATTGGCAAATACAGAAAGAAGCTTTTCCCTTACTTCTTCTTTACTCTCAAGGACAATTTCGTCTATCTGCATCTTTACATTAAAGACGTTACCCTTTTGTGTTATTAGGGCAATTTGAAGTATTCTCATATTATTTTAATTGATTAGCATATGCTCCGTTTTCGTAGTATTCTATGCGTTCTTGGCATTCAGATATCACTTCCCTTAAAATATCCGCGCATTCCTTGTCAGAATTGCCTTGTAACAGATTATCTATATATACCATGATATTATTTACTTCCATAACTTTTGCTTTTTATAGGTTATTATATTCTTTGTATTTTGAGATTGAGTTAAACGTAGCTTGTACCCGGCTACTAATATACTGATAAAAATTAGCATTCGTAAAATCAATGCCGATAAACAATTTATTATTGTTCCTATTGGCTTCCTGCATGAGTTCCTTTATTTCCGCTTTGTGATACTGGGTGAGAACAAAACTTGTACGGTATTTAGTCCAGTTTAAGAAGAATAGTTCTTCATCCGTAGAATTTTCATTCAGTATAGGTATAACTTTTCGTAGGATTCTGCAAAAGCAAGCGAATTCAGCACTTTCTACTACTTTTCTGTTTCGCGTTCTTGCGCTTGCTCTACTTGCTTGCTTCTTACTTTCTTCGTCAATTCGATAATTGCTATTAGCTGTGCCGGATAATATGCCGCGTGCCTTGTTTGCTGCCAACGCATCTTTTGTACGTTTGCTAATTAGTTCGCGTTCGTATTGTGCAACGGATGCAAAGATACCTAATACCATAGTATTTACTACTGGAAGGTCACAAAAATATATATCTATGCCCGTATTTACTACATGAAAAACGAACTCGGCATCTCTTGAAAGCCTATCCAATTTAGCCACTACAAGGGTGCAACTATTAGCTTTGCAATACTCTATAGCTTTCCACAACTCCACACGGGAACAGTCTTTTCCCGAAGCCACATCTACAAACTTACCACAAATAATTCCACCTTTGCTATTAATATAGTCTATACAAGTCTTTTCTTGGGCTGACAACCCTAAACCGCTATCCCCTTGTTTATTCGTTGATACACGAAGGTAGTAAACATATTTTTCCATCTTATTACTAACTGATTATTATTATTACAGACAAAGCTATTCCGGCTATAAGCCAACTGATAACATCACTACTATATTTGAAATTAGGACGTAGTATGATGGCAAATAAAGCCACAATATCCCACACCAATAGTAGAAGCATGAACTTTCCCATTATCTGCCTAATTTAATGAGTTCACCAGACAACAGACAGCCAATAAATCCGATAATTATTATTAATGCCATAGTTTTTAATATTTAGAAGTTATACAAATTGTCTTTCTATGTAAACACACCCTATTCCCTTGCTCTTGTTAAACTGGCTGTTTTTAAGGTCAATATTAGGCTTTATAAAGTCTTTTATGTTATCCACTAAAGAAATATATTTAGATGCGTTCGCCTTTATTGCAAGGGCTTTATACATTTCTTCGCACATAGCCATATACTTTTTAAATTCTCCTTTGTTGAAGCGGACAACTATTTTTCCGTGTGTTTCAATAAATTTGTTGTGCCCTACATAAAACTTTCTTTCATCATTGCAATGCACCAATTTATTACCTACGTATAGATACGTTCTTTGTCCCATGCTGTACTTACTATCTACTGATATGCTATTAAAGTAAACCGCTTGTTTCTTTGGAATGCCTACAGACACAATGTTTTCCAGAAGTTCCATGTTTGCTTTTGCCTTCTCAAAGTCTTCTTCAAAATTTTTATAAGTTTTCATACACTACTTTATTGTTAT